AAAATGGTATTTTGGAAGTCACAAAAGACTCAATCAAATTAGTGGATTATATTGATGTTGACGGGTACGTTTGGAAGTCCCAAATTATCCAGCGGGATTTTATTACTTCGGATGACTTTCAAAATGAATACGCTATTTTTATAAATAATATTAGTAGCAACGAACCAATTGCAATCGAATGCGTAATAGGATACCTTTTAAGCACCTATAAAAATAAAATGAATAACAAGGCTATAATCTTAAACGATGAGGTTATAAGCGAGAATCCTGAAGGCGGAACAGGCAAAGGATTATTTGTTCAGGGTTTAAAACAAATCCGTAAAGTATCAATTTTGGATGGTAAAAGTTTTGACGATAAAAAATCATTCCCTTATCAAACCGTTTCACCTGAAACTCAAATATTGGTTTTTGACGATGTTAAAAAGAACTTTGACTTTGAGAGTAAATTTAGTTTGGTTACTGAAGGAATGACATTGGAGCGTAAAAACAAAGATGCTATCAAATTAAAAGTCGAGGAAAGTCCTAAAATGATTTTGAGTACTAATTATGCAATCAAAGGCGAGGGCAATTCACACGACAGACGAAGACACGAAATTGAATTTGCTCAGTTTTATGGCAAGGCTTTGACACCTTACGATGAGTTTAACCGACAACTTTTTGACGATTGGGATGAGTTGGATTTCCAGCGGTTTGATAATTATATGGTCAACTGCTTACAATCATATTTGAAAATGGGATTAATTCCTCAAAATGCTAAGAATATTAAAATGCGTAAATTTATCGCTGAAACATCGATGGAGTTTTTGGAATGGGTAAAAGACAAAGACAATGCACCAGTAAACGACAGACTCGAAAAATCGATGTATTTTAATAATTTTACAACCGAATACCAGGATTATAAAAAATGGCTCACAAATAAGAAATTTAATATTTGGATTCAAAAATACTGCAACTTTATAGGAGCTGAATATTTGGAAGGAAACTCAAACGGGATGCGATGGTTCACAATCAAAACAGGTCAACTTATTGAAGTTGACGATATAGCGTTTTAATATGGAACTTAGACAATATCAAAAGGAATTATCAGCTCAGGCAGTTGAAATTTTAAGACATAAAAAAATCGTTTATTTGGCGATGGAAGTGAGAACTGGCAAAACGTTAACCGCTTTGAATACTGCAAAACTATTCGGTGCTAAAAATGTTTTATTCCTAACTAAAAAAAAGGCAATATCCAGCATCCAATTTGATTACGATAATTTTGGATTTGATTTTAATTTGACAATCATAAACGATGAGTCTTTGCATTTGGTTGAAGGAGCTTTTGATTTGATTATTCACGATGAGCATCACCGATTTGGAGCGTTTCCAAAGCCGAACAAAGTTGCGATACTATTTAAAAAACGTTATTCAAAATTGCCAATGATTTTCCTAAGTGGAACTCCAACTCCTGAGAGTCACTCGCAATGGTTTCACCAATTTTGGATATCGGATCACTCACCATTTAAACAATATACCAATTTTTACAAATGGGCAGTTGATTATGTGGATATAAAACAAAGGAACATCGGTTACGCTGTTATAAAAGATTACAGCCAGGCAAATGAAGGATTAATCAAACGAATACTGCAAAATTATATCCTGACTTTTACACAGGCTCAGGCAGGATTTACAACCTCAGTCAAAGAAATGGTACTCGAATGCGAAATGCAACCAATTACAAAGTTAATAATTGACAGACTTAAAAAGGATTTGGTTGTAAAAAACGCTGAAGGTCAAATCATTTTAGGCGATACAGGAGTTAAACTAATGCAAAAAGTACATCAATTGTCAAGTGGGACTTGTAAGTTTGAGGACGGAAGCTCCAAAGTTATAGATGCGAGTAAGGCTTTATTTATACACGACAAATTTGAAGGAGTTAAAATAGCGATTTTTTATAAGTTTAAAGAGGAATACAACGCATTGAAATCGGTTTATGGAAATGATTTAACAAACGATGTCGATGAGTTCGATAATTCAGACAAATGTATCGCGTTGCAAATCGTTTCAGGTCGCGAAGGAATCAGTCTTAAAAATGCGAAGTATTTGGTTTATTATAACATTGATTTTAGTGCAACGAGTTACTGGCAATCCCGCGACAGATTAACCACAATGCAAAGACAATCAAATGAAGTCTTTTGGATATTCTCAAAAGGTGGCATCGAATTAGATATTTATAAAACAGTTTTAAAGAAAAAAGATTATACTTTAAAAATATTTCGTGAAAATAATTAGTTTATTAAAAATTAATGATTACATTTGTTCAACCGCCAAAGTGAAAATATTAATTTCCCTTCTCTTTTGTTCTTGGCGGTTCAATCGAGGAGGGTTTATTTTTTATAATTATGAAACCAAAACAATACCAAATCGGTATCGATACATTTCAACGAGCTGAGGCAAACCTTTCAAAAGAGGAAATTCTAGCTATTTGCAAATTTAATATTGACAAATACAACTGGAGGAAAAAAGACCAAGACAAAGACGATTTTAAAAAAATTATTGATTATGCCAATTGGGCAATTAAAAACTTATAGAAATGGAATATCTAACGATTAAGAAACAAAGAATCGGTTTACATTTTGATCCGCAAATCGGAATCAATGGCAGAGAGTTCAGATACTTCGGAATCCGTAAAAATTTACAGCTTCCTGAGAAATGGATTAACAAAACTTTTAAATGGCATTGGATTTATAGTTTTATCTATTTAGACAACGAGCAAGTATTTGAATTGGAATTTGATTATAACGATAAATTTTTACAGAAACTATGACATCAGTAGAATTTTTAGAAGATGCAATATTTGAAGATTCAAAACATATTTCATTTGATTTATATCACGCTATTGAACAATCCAAAGAAATGGAAGAGGAACAAAAAGATGATTTTGCTATTGGGTTTGCAGAATGGTTAAATAAATATGAAGGAATGGGTTCATATAAACAACTATTAGAAATCTATAAAACAGAAAAAGGATTATGACAAAGCAAGAACTTAAACAAGAAACACTTGAAGAAGCTGCAATTTACAATTATAAAGAATTGTACGAAGGCGAACCACTTACACAAGATGTACCAATTGACGCTTTTAAACAAGGTGCTAAATGGCAACAAGAAAACACTAATATCAATGCTTTAAATTTTGAGATTGATGCTCTTAAAAGAGAAATTAAAGCATTAAATCATCAAAAAGAACAAATGTATAGTGATGAGGAAGTTGAAGAAATATTTAAACAAGCTCAATTATGTGCGGTAAAAGCAGATGGAGTTTATTTTAAATATGAAACTTTTGAAAAACTTAAAAACAAATAAGGATAAATATTAAGGAATGGGTTCATATAAACAACTATTAGAAATCTATAAAAAAGAAAAAGGATTATGACAAAGCAAGAACTAAGACAAATCATTCGTCAGGAATGGTTGAAGTACGATGAGAATCCATATCTTTACGAAACCGCTTTTGAGGATGGTTTTATGAAAGGTTATGAATTAGGAGTTGATTTTGATATGATGCAAAAATTCGCAGAATTTTGTATTGATTGTAATCGTTATGGATTACCTTTATTAGAAGCAAAAGGATGGTTTGAAAATTTTAGAAATAAATAAGATGACCGAGCAACAAATTCAATCGAAAATTAAAAGGAAGCTCCAGGAGCGTGGATGGTATGTTACAAAACTAATCAAAACCTCAATAAATGGCATTCCTGATTTATTAGCCATTAAAAATGGCAAGGCAATGTTTGTTGAAGTCAAACGTGAACAAGGTAAACTGTCAACGCTTCAGGAATTACGCATTGACGAATTACGAGCCTCAGGTGCAATCGTTCACATTTGGACTGATTTTGAAGTTAATTTTGTTACAAAACACTAATTTTTAGTTATATATATATACTATGATAAAACCGCACACAATATCCGTACAAATGTGGGTTGAAAAAGACGAGGACACCTTAGGGATGTCAGGATCTTTTGTGGAATTACGACTCAATGTCGATAGTATCGATGGCTATTGGGTTGAAAACGAACTAGAAATTGTATTGATTGTAAAAGGGACTGCCTATTATGTAGAATCCGAAGACAATTTGCTCCTATTTTTAGCTCAGTATTTTAATCCTGTTCGATTATGATTAACGAATTAGCCAAAAAGGATTCCCAATGGCGGAAAATGTCTTATCAAATTTGTAAAGACAGGGATTTGGCTGACGAATTAGTACAAGAAATGTATATAAAGCTATCAAATAAAGTAAAACCATTGTCAGATGGTTATATTTTTGTAACTTTACGCTCATTATTTTATGATTCTTTAAAAAATACCGATATTTTAATCGATGACTTCAGTAAATTTGAACTCGAAGACTTTGAATATATCGAAGGAATTGATTATATTGAATTAACAAAAGACTTAACCTGGTACGAACGCACAATGTTTGAGCTTTCAACCCTACTCGGTCAACGAAAATTAGCAAGGAAAACAAATATACCATTGCAAACAATCCACAGGGTTAATAAAATGGTTAAAATTAAATTAAATGGCAAAGAGAAAAACTAAAAAAGAAATTCAAGGTTTGGGCGATGTAGTCGCAGCCGTAACCTCAGCAGTTGGAATTGAACCTTGCGATGGATGCAAAGACAGACAATTTACTTTAAATCGTTTGTTTAACTTTAAAACAGTTAAATCGGAAATGATCCAAACCGACAAAGACCAATTTAATATTTTTATGCATCTAAAAGGTCAAAGAGTAATCGATGGTAAAAGAACCGAATTAAATTTTGAGGATATTGATTTTTTAAATAATTTATACCTTTATTATTTTGGATTAGACAATTCAAACTGTCCGAACTGCTCAAAAGTTCACGAGCAAGTAATCAAAGACCTTTTTAAATTATACAACTATGAATGTAAGTAAAAAAAAGGAATTTTGTTTGTTTCTGGATTCAATTATTGAAAACGCACCTAAGGACATTTCAGCTAATGAAATATGGATGCCTTTAAACTTATATCAATTGGTAAAAAAGAAGTCGCATAACGGCTTTAAATTGTTTGCATCGCAGTTTTTAACCAATAATCAGGTTATAATTGGAAGCTATTTTCACGATGAGCAAATTAATTAGTTAAAATATATTAATTTTGGATAAAAGAAAATTAAACGGAGGACATTCAACCAAAGCAACCCGACCTGATGACAAACGTTTGATGACAAAATCGGAAATGCAGGATACATACGAAAGGTTAAAGCCTTTTTTGCCTGAAGCGATTTTGCAATTGGAAGCAGCAATGCAAGCGGGTGAAAAATGGGCGATTGAATTATGGTTTAAGTACTTCTTTGGAATGCCTAAGCAAACCATCGACCAGCATATTAGCATAGAGAAACCAATTTTTAACTCACTCGATTTGGATGTTTCAGAAAACGACAGCACAGAGTAAAATTGCAAAGCTCCGAAAACGAGTTAGGATTGTTCAGGGTGGGACATCCAGTTCAAAAACGTTTTCAATATTACCACTTCTTATAACTTACGCTATTGAAAATCCATTTTCGGAAATATCAGTAGTTAGTGAGTCAATCCCTCATTTAAAACGTGGAGCTTTAAAAGATTTTCAAAAAATTATGCTAATGACCGATAATTATAGGGATGCAAATTTCAATCGGTCGTCTTTAAAATATACGTTTTCAAATAATTCCTACATTGAATTTTTTAGTGTTGACCAACCCGACAAGCTCAGAGGTGCAAGGAGGGATATTTTATTCATAAACGAGTGTAACAATATCGATTTTGAATCTTATCAGCAACTCGCAATCCGTACAAAGAAATTCATTTACTTGGATTACAACCCTACAAATGAATTTTGGGTGCAAACCGAACTCATAAACGATAGCGATTCGGATTTTGTGGTTCTAACTTACAAAGATAACGAGGCACTCGATCCAGCAATCGTTAAAGAAATCGAGAAGGCAAAAGACAAAGCACTTACCTCAACGTATTGGTCGAACTGGTGGAACGTTTATGGACTTGGTCAACTCGGTTCACTCGAAGGAGTTATATTTCAAAATTGGGAGCAAATCGATACCATTCCAACTGAGGCAAAGTTCTTAGGATGTGGATTGGATTTTGGATACTCAAACGATCCAACCGCTTTGATTGCTGTTTATGAGTTCAATGGTAAGATTATAGCTGACGAATTAATATATTCGACATCGCTTTTGAACTCCGATATTATTAAATTAATGAAACAGGAACGAACCGCTCCAATTTGGGCGGACTCAGCAGAGCCAAAAAGCATCGAGGAAATAAGACGCGCTGGATTCAATGTTAAACCAGTTGTCAAAGGTGCGGATTCAATCAACTTTGGTATTTCGGTATTGCAGCAAAAGGATATCTTAGTCACAAAGTCAAGTGTGAACCTAATCAAAGAGCTTCGCAATTATAGCTGGGATGTGGATAAGACAGGCAAAAAGTTAAATAAGCCAATCGATGACTTCAATCACGCAATCGATGCGCTTCGTTATTTCGCAATGATGAGCCTATCAATTAAGCAATCGCGAAAACTAATTATCACTTAAAAAAAAACAAAATCACTTTTTTTAGTTATATATATATGAGAGTTATAATTCCAACGGATTTAAAAGAAATTAAGCTATCGCAATATTTGCGTTATCAAAAAGTCAGACAGGATAATGGTGACGATGACACGTTCATTTGCATTCAAATGGTGGCTATCTTTTGCAACCTAAGCGTTGCGGAAGTTATGCAAATCCCTGTCAATGATTTCGCTGAAATTGTCGAAAGTTTGGCAAAGGTTTTGGATCAGCAGCCAAAATTGGTTCGTAGATTCAAAATGAATGGTACTGAGTTCGGTTTTATTCCGAACTTTGATAAAACAAGTTTGGGCGAATACGCGACAATTGATTCGTTACTTGGTAACGATGAGAATATTGCTTTGCTGATGTCGGTATTGTATCGGCCAATCACAAAAAAAGCGGGTGATTTTTATGATATTGAGCCTTTCGATGGTGACGAAACAAAAGCGGAGTTATTTAACGATGTAAGGATGGATGTTGTAACAGGTTCGCTACTTTTTTTTTGGACATTAAGCAAGGAGTTATTAAGCAATATCCTCTCGCATTTGGAGAGCAAAGCGAAGAGAGAGGGAATGAATTTGGAGGAAATTTTGCAGAGCGGTGGGGATGGTATCCTTCATTTATTCGAATTGCGAGAGAGCTTGGAATCCACATTCGAGAAGTTGGAAAAGAACCTCTTCACGAATCACTCACGCTATTATCTTATCTAATTGATGAGGCAAACGAGGAACAAAAAGAACTTAAAAAACATATGAAACGATGAGGTCATTTTATCAGGCAATAGATTACATAAAGCAAACACTTGAAAGCGCACCGCTTTTGAATACAATCACTCACGGAACGGATATAATAGACAATGTCAAAAAAAATATATTTCCTTTGGCTCATATTAATATCACAGGCTCAACGATTGGTGCTGGAGTTGTTAATTTTACTTTCGAGGTGGCTGTAGTTGACATTCGAAATATGTCAAAG